ATGAACTTCAACTGTCTTATATGTGGAACGATTTTCAATGGCATCTGTCCACATCTTGTAGAATAGATTCAATCCATTAGGAGTTGAAACGATAATAACTTTGGATGTTTGACCAGAAGAGATAACAGGATAGGTTGATGTGAAGAACTCAACTGCCATGTTGTGTGGAACGAATGCAAACTCATCAAGGAAGATTAAGTTATATGTACCACCACGAACACCTGCTGCTGATGTGGCATACGCAAATATCTTAGAACCGTTCTCTAACTCTAACGAACCTTTGTTCCAAGTCATAATACCTTGTTGTAACCACGATGGTAGATATTCGTATGCTTTTTGAATACGGCCTAGAATATCACGTGCCAACTGACCTTTGTTCGCAAGAATACCAACAGTATATTCTTCATTGAAGATTGCTGCCCAAAGCATATAACCAACAGTGGTAGTTGTTTTACCTACCTGTCGAGGCATCTTTGCAATAGTAAAACGATTATTGTGGAAGGTTCGAACCATGTCCTCTTGAAAATCCCACATGTCAAATGGGATAAGACCACGGTCTACGTTGACAATCTTGACGTATGTTTTGATAAAGTATACAGGGTCATCTGCACACTTTGCGATTTCTATTACTTGTTCTTCTGTATAGGATAGTTCAGTGCCTGTTCGTTTCAGGCGGGCATTACCAAGGTATCCATCATCCATAATTTATTTTGTGATGCTTCTCAACATCCATCCATGTTTTTGATGCACATCTAAAATGTCTTGTAAAAAATTACCAACAGCAGGTTCGTTTGCATTTTCAGCAGCAACAATACCAGCACGAAGATGAATTATAAAACGGTCATTATCGGAAGCAAGGTCACGCATCATTGCTAATCCATCAGGTATACTTGTGGATTCTTGAATGTCGGCAAGTTCAAGCATACGAGCAATTGAACCTGGTGCATATGAATTCAATGCACGAATATGTTCTGCGATAGGGTCTAACTGACCGAATACTGAATTGTAATATGTATCTAAGAAAGCATGGTATTGTGGGAAATTAGAACCTTCAACATTCCAATGATATCCATGTGCCTTTAGATACAAAGCAAAGTTTGTCCCCAAAATAGTTTTGAGTTGTTCTATCAAAGCTTCCATTATTTGTTCCTAACTAGTTTTATTAACTCTGCGGTTGAACCAACAAAGACTGCCTTATCAATACTTAGTCCACTCGACTGTGCAGTTTCTTTGGGTGCTAAATCTCTTTTTCGTTTTTGTATCTCTAACAAGTCTTTATTTAGGTCACCCAAATTCTTTATCAATCCAGCAGCAACTTCATAGGCACGTGGATGTTCTGTATCTCTCGCAACAAGAAGTAGTTGGTCGATGGCAGAGTTGCCTTTGCTAATCAGTTCTCGTATATTTTCTCTGGCGAATTGTGCATCCGACACAATAGGATCATCGTGGTCTATCACCACTGGAACTGTTGTTTTTTGTTCAACAGTCTGAATGGGTTCTACATCAAATAAATCGGATAGATTTTCATTTAGTTTTTTCATAATGTATCAGGATAGTTTATAATCGTTTCAGAGAAACCAAATTCATCATCTGGCATCGCATCAATCGGATTAGGTCTGGTCATAATATTAGTTACTTCGATTGCATTTGATGATAGGGACGCCACATTGAATACAGCATTGCTGTAATCACCTGTTAGTCTATTGCCAACTGAGATAGTTTTATTTAATCCAGTGGCAACTAAAACTCCTGTTGATGTGTTGCTAAAGTAATCCACTGTTCCAAATACACCGTTTGCTTTATCACGAATAGTTTCACCTTGTGCAAACACACCAAACCCATTGGCATAGTCAACTTTGACTTTTTGTATTTGCTTATTGTTATTGTCAATATACAAGTTAGTGTTTGCCGAACGAATAATCTTACCTTCTTTTATTGGTGGCCAGATGTATCCTTTAACAGTAAAATCCAAATCCCATAGTATTAAACGAGTGGTCATCATGTCACCCTCATAATCCACAGTAGAATTGACCGAGTTTAATATGATAGGAACATCATACTTCTGATCCATTGTTGGAATAAAGTTGACTGTGACAGTAAAGTCGGGTGTAAAGAAAGGCAGTATCTGTTCTAGTATCTGTGTTCCATCTTCAGTATTACGAACATAGATGGACAACGAAAACTCAAAGTTGTAGGGGACAGGAACATACTGTGTATTTACTTTAGTGGATGTTGAACCAGAAAAGTTTTGTAGAGTAGTTACATGTTTACGTGTTGGGTCATACGACATACTTTCCATGTTGAAAGATATGCGTGGAACAACGGTAGCAATAGATTTAGTTAATGTAGGGTCAGAAGTAAGTCGTGTTAAATACTTTTCTTTTGCACCATAGGACAGAGGAACTTTCCATCGTTCAAGCTCAATACCCGATTGTGTATGACGAACACATTGAATGTCATTGAAGAGTGTGCCGAACGCAACAACAATTCTTCGTATGGTTCTATTATAAAAAGGAGCATTACCTAACATTATACTTCTCCAAACGGATTTTGTTCCGTAAAGTCAATAATAGAATCGGAGGCTGATTCTAGTCTATCGTTGTCAGCAATATCTTCAAACACTGTATTCATTGATGGAGAATCATATACATGAATAGTCCATTCGGCATTGCTTGTAGCACCTTTGACATTGCCAGAAACAAATTGACCTTGAACAAAGTATATGTCCACCGAAGCATTTGCATACATTTCACTTACATATGCCGAAGCAGTTGAGTAGTCTGTATTTGCACCCTGATATAGAATTTCATCTTGAACAAAAGTTCCAGAACCATCAGTCAATGAAATACGAACACGTGGATAGTTGCCACGAATCTGGTCATCAACTTCCTTGACACCAGTGCTGATGTATTCGTTAGAGAACACGAACTGTTTTAGTTTCAATGCATATACGTAAACATTACCACCACGACCACGACCCAATGTATAGAACATCGCTTGGTCATTTTCATGTTCAACGAATGTAATCTCAAAAAAGTTTTGTAGTAAAGGCAAATAGATTAAGTCACCTTCACGTGGTCTTTCATATCCCATGTTGGTGTATCTAAATCGAGCACGTGATACTAATAGTGTTACTTCATCTCGAATTTCCAAACCAAACTTAGACATGAAGTCACCTTCACCCTCCATGCCAGTAACATTCTCCAGATACATTTCGATGGGATACGCAGCACGATATTCTTTGGTTGCATCCTCACCATAGAGATAATCTATTCGGTCACGTGTTGTGCGAGGCATGTAGTAAACATCCATGCCATAAATTTTGAGAGCTTCAATAACCAAATCCTCAACGAGCAGTTGCTCAGAGGTTATCTGATTTGCAGGAAAATTATTGAAGTAGAAATTGGTTGCCACGGTTTACCCCGTGAAGATTTCAGATGGCAGTGAATTGAAGTTGTAGATTTCGTTTTCTATTTTTTCAATTTCATCATGTGCTTCTTGCATAATCCTCGGACCGTCAAGTGTCACACCACCTGGCAATTGAATACCAGCAAATTTACTGAGATTGCTTCCCCACTGGTATTTGATTTTAGCAGTGGCATATGCTTTTAAATAACGGTCATTCCATACATCAGCAAGACCTTCTTTGGTTGCTTTAGCACCAGCAAAATTTGCTATTACTGGACTGCGAAACTCTAATGAAGTTGGTGATGAAATTCTAGCCACTTGTTTGCTTTCACCATTGACAGTAATAAAATCGTTCTCCAATAGTTCTTGATCAAAAATTGTTCCTGTTCCTGTGACTGTATTTGCTGTAGTATTCGAACTCATCGTTCCAGTGAGTATCATTGATTCTGGTTCCATCTTACGGTAGCACTCGGCAATAACATAGTTACCAGGAACTACATCACGTGACCAATCAATATCCAGAAAGACTTTATTCTGCAAACGATTGAATCGGAACTGTGGTGTTCCAGAGAACAGAAGATTTAGTGTGCGAAGGTGTTGCATCGTAATCTCATACGACACATACGATACTGATGTGAAATCATAGAGGTCATGTAGACGTAACTGATAACGCAAGTCAAACATGTTGATTGATGCACCAGATTGGTCAAAGGGAATAATACCTGTAACGAAGGTAACTGCATCGGGGACATAAATCCAACGGCGATTAATGTCTTCTTCTGTTATCAAGTGTTTCATAAAGATTTTCTCAACACCATCCCAATGATAGTCGTTGAAGAAACTTAACGCATCATCAATGCGGTCATCTACTTGATCATCATCAACATTTATCTCGATAACTGGCCAACCTAATCGTCTTAGGCAGTATTCTTTAAACTGCTTTCGTGTTTGAGGTTTGGCCATGTGTTCATATTACCATTTAATAATAACAATACCCGAACCACCTAGGCCAGCATTGTTTCCACCACCGTAACCACCAGCACCACCGCCACCACCAGTGTTGGTGTCGGCGTTAAAACCAGAACCAGGATTGCCAGGTGTTGCGTTGCCACCACCGCCAGGTGAACCAGACGGACCACCGTTTGTTCCACCAAAACCAAATCCAGAACCAAAACCATTATTCTGCGAGATTCCACCACCACCACCACCATACGTTGCGGGTGTTCCTGAAAGTGCAGATGATATTCCTGTGCCGCCATTACCACCACGTTCATTACCACAACCAGAATTGCCTCGTCCACCAGTAGCACCAGCACCACCGCCGCCACCTGCACCACCGCAACTTGGACCAGAACCATCGCCACCATTGTTACCTTGACCTGGAGTTCCTTGTCCTATACCAGCACCATTAGGTTTGTCACGACCAGAACCACCACCCGAACCACCGTTTCTTCCGTCACCACCGCCACCACCACCACCACCAGTAGCAGTTATTCCTGGACCAAATGAAGAGTTTTGACCATTACCACCTTCAGTGTTATCACGACCAGCAGAACCACCACCACCAACTGTAACTGTAATAGAAGGACCAGATACTGGATAACTTGTTCCTAATAGAACTCCACCCGCACCACCACCACCCATACCACCACCGCCGCCACCTGCAATGACAAGATAATCAGTTAGTAGAGTTACACCTGCGGGAACACTCCATGTAGTGCTTCCAGTGAATGACTGACTTCCTGGTTCAAATGCAGGAGCACCACCACCTCTCCGTATATTGAATCCACCTGTTCCAAAAGATTTACCTGATCCTGCACCAAATGTAGTAGTTATTGGCATTTTATTACATTCCTCTAGTTAGTAAAAATCACCACAGCAGGATAACCCCACTGTGGTGAGATAGCATATTATATATTAGTATACGCTTGAAGCACCGTTAGCAAATGCCGTATTGGATGCCAGAATGATATACGAGTTTGACGATCTCTTTAGAACCGAGAAGGAGTAGACATCGATACCATTGGCTGTTCCACCAAATGCAGGATTGACGTTACCAGACCAACGAGTGCTTGTTGTTTGCAGAACACCGTCAATCATCAAGTTAGCACGATAAGGTGTAGCACCTTGAGACAGCATAATACCAACTGAAATCATCTGACCTGTAGCCAAGAAACTATTGAGATCACCACCTGGTTGATTGTTTGCACGTAAGTCAAACGAAATGTTAGCAGTTGGGAAGACATCAAAATAATACGATGAGTTATTTGCAAGAGCAAGAATAACATTACCACCAATAGCAGTTGAATAAATGTTTGCTGTTTCAGTTACAGTCTGGATGTTCAGATTACTACGAACTGCTACTGCACCAGAAATCGCACCACCACTGTTTGCATTTAACGAGTTATTGGCACGTGTGAATGCTGCATTGGCAGTGTCAAACATTGTGTTAGAATAAACCAACAAGTCAATACCTTTAACTGCTACCGAAGCGGGTGCTTTCAAGTTTGCATTCATTGTATCAATCGCAAATGAACCATCTGCAAGATTGACGTTGTTTGTTCCACCAATATCTGGTGTGTAACCTTTGAACAGATACCATTCTTTTGTTGCGAAGTCACGGATAAAACCAGAGTGTGCATTTGTTCCGTCATTGTAGTGACCAGCTAAACCAATATCAAGAATGTCGGCAGAATAGTTATTCAAACCTAGTATAATCATCGTATCATTTGCAACGATAGAACCCGAAGAAATAGAAACGGTGTTACCTGAAACAAACAAGTTACCAGAGATAGATGTATCACCATTGATTGTTACGTTGGCAGAGAAAGTAGTTGCACCACCGATTACACCACCAGTGTTTGCATCCAACGAGTTATTAGCACGTGTAAAAGCAGCAGCAACTGAAGCATTTTGAGTAGTGTTTACACCATCATTTAAAAGAGTCGCAGTATTTGAAGCAAGAAATGCGGCAGTAGCAGTGTTAGTTACTGAAGTAATATTAGTATTTTGCGTAGCATTAATACCATCAATATTGTTTGCCGAAGCAAAAGCAGCATTGGCAGCATTGAATGCAGCAGTTACAAATGGGCTAGAAGCAGCAGCAGAACTGATGTATGTATTTGCAGCACTGGTAAAGTTATTTGCGCCAATAGAATTT